CAGGAGCTGTATTTGTCATTTCATCCCAATTAGGTCCGCCATTAGTAATTTGATCGAGCTCCCACATAAGCTCACGATCTTTTCTAAGAAACTCTCTGTTAGCCATGACATCGGAATCTGTCCATCCAAGGTAACGCTTCTGCGCGTATGTCTTAGATACGAAATCACTTTGAGTAATAGAATTAAAGCTTTCTGTCTTAAGTTGAAGCTTTTGCTGTTCTCTTAATTCATAGAAGTTCGTTGGCGGGTTAAAATGAAGATCGATGTGTGTCTCGCGAAGTTTTAACTCATCCCATATACCGCGAAGCTTAAGATGAGTAACAAGTCCGTTCTTTAATCCCTCAGCAAAGCGTTGCTGCTGTCTCATGACAAAGCGTGCGAACTTTAACTCTTCACGAAGAATGTCCATACCATCCTTGAACTGCTCTTCTGGGTTGAGACGTGATGCTGGTACCTTGAGAGACTTATAGAGTTTCTTTACAAAGTACATTAAATCGGTAAGCTCACCTAAGTTTGCACCACCAGCAAGCTGAGTTACTGATGTACCCTCGGACCCTTGACGCTTAGCAAACCAGAAGCTATCTAGCATCGACTGCGGATTAAATTTCTGTACTGAAGCACCTTGATCGTTATCGTATGTTCGCTTTGACCAATAGTTGGTCATGAGCTTGCGCAAATAAGCTTCAGCCTTCGCAGGTGCCATGTTACCAACATCGACATTGAAGACTAGGCGCTCCGGGGCACGTACTAAACGGTAGATAACAATTGCATCCTCAATAAGACTTAACTGACGATAAGCACGACGTGCATTTTCAATAAATGGCAGTCTTAATGTCTTTGATTCATTCCAAATACCAGAATTAATATAGGTGATTTGATTCACATCCATTGGAATCATCTCAACTTTTGCAACCTTACCTGGATTCTTTGCATCGTAAATAGGCTTTCTTAGAAGATAGCCCTTTACAATCATATTCTGTACGTTTTCTAAAATTGGATCAATTACATCTGACGGAACCATTACAACACCAAGAATACCTTCTTTTGAGTGTTTCTTGTGAATAATGTGTTCAAAATAAATTTCCGCATCAACGAGAAGCTGTCTTACGTATTCCCAGCCGTTATGTTCGAGATCAAAGTAACTAATATACTTTCTAAATTCTTTTCTTACTTTATTTTTTTGTTCTTCAGAGAGTTCAGAATCTTTAAAGCGGAGCTTTATAATTTCTCCGTTTTCATCTTTATTAATAAATTCATCACAAATTTCATCGAGTGCGTCGGCTACTTCTGAATACGCAGCCATTACACGGTAATCCATTAAACGCTTGCCCTTATCCGGTTGGATATTGGCGTACATGAAATTATGATAATCCTTATTCTGAATTACATTAGCATATAAATCATCGGTTGTAGAAAACGATGAACTAATTGACTGTCTTACAAGAGCCTCATCACGATTAGTGCCCTTATCATAGAAAAGATCGTACTTTGGATTTAATTGATCAATTTTATCCTGTACACTTAATGACTGATACGGGAGCTTTGATGAGATATATCTCATCAAACTGCGTCCGAACGTACTCTCTCTATCTGGGTTTATCGAATCAGCCATATTTTAGCAATAATTATTTATAAGGAATAGGTTAAAACTCAAATTAACCCTGCAAACTTATATTTACGTTTGTAGTTTGCGGATAACCGTTAATAATTATCTTGTCCTCATCTGAAACGAGGCCTGTTGAAACTGGGTAAACGAATGTGTTACCTGTAAGTTCGCTGTATATGGTTACATTTCGTGAATTATAGAAATTTGCATCGACATAGAAAATATTACGTACATCATCAGTTTGCGCTGGGAATAACCATCCTTTAATAACAAACGTTGTATCACCTGTCACTTTATACTTTTCTGACGCATTAATATCAGTAGGATACGATAGCTGTATAGTACCGTCCCAAAGAACTTCACTACGAATTTCCTGTGGAATACTAAATCCTCCTGGGACTACATCTTCAGGCAACTTCCATGATATTATAATATATGGATTATTATAGGGAATAAAGTTCGATAAAATCTGGTCCATATCGGACTGAAACTTTGTAAGAATCGACATACTAATGCCAATATTAACAGGGACCGGACTCTTATAGTTAATAGAAGTAGGGATCGCTGTATTATCGTTCGTACCTCTTGAATAGAAATAACCGCCTATCTTATTAAAGACACGACTTTCGTCTCTTGTAATACTGTTAATGCTTACTGCAACAACAGGTACTGTTATGTTTTGTGCTTTATTGACAAGATCGTAAATGACACGCTCCTTAGGCGAATATACGTAGCGAACTTGAAGCTTACTTACAACATTTCTGTTGTTATCATAACGATTAATAACAATGTCGTCAAACGCAGCTATAAATTGCGTGAGAAGATCTTTAACTTCAAAATGATACGTCTGCGTCTGCACAGAATTATTTATTAATGTATTCTATCTATAAAATGCTTTGGTAGCTTATTCTTTGCGCGTTTGAGCACATTAATAAAGTTTCCATCGAGAATATAGGTTACCGAATGATCGTCTTTACTTCGAGTAGCTCGACCACAGGCTTGTACAACAGCGTTAAGCATTTTATTCTCATACCAAACACTATCTTGCTCAAACATCTTTTTTATTCGTTTTGATCCAAGCGGTAGAAACGGTAGCTTTATTATAATCTGAAATCTCGCTAAATCATCCTTGAGATCGATACCGTAGGTTAAAGACGGCGATACAAGTACTGTCGGCATATCTGTGGAGCTATGTTGTTTAAGGATAGCTTCGTTATTCGTAACGATATCACGATAAAGATATCTATCACTGTCAGTAAATTTAGTTTGGAGGTAATTTGTAATTTCCTGAGTATGGGTATGAATAATGCCTTTATCATCTTTATGATGATCGACAATTTGTTTAATTTGTGCGCAGACCTTAGGTAGCTCTATCTTTAGATTCTTATAGTTAAGTCTAAAATTAGATGACACCATAATTGGTGACTTCTTAGGATCAAAATCACTCTCCTCCTCTACATATGTGTAATTTGTTATTCCAAGTGATTTTGCGTAATGACTGTGATCGATAATAGTTGCAGACATTAGGATAACTTTATCTGCGTAATCAAATATATGCTTAGATAGGCTATCGGCTTTGAGAGGTGTAAAGGACGCCTTGTTTGCATCAACATCAATTACATATTCACACTTACCCCACATCCCGTCAATCAGGTGTAAAGACTTATGAAGATGTTTAAGATATTGATATTTGATTTTGTCAGCTCGTGATAACAGCGACGGCTTCTTTGCTGCTGTCTCTTGTATCTCTTCAATAGCGACATTAATTTGTTCGAGCAACTCGTATACCCAAGCGCGTGCACGTTCTTGATTATCGGTAATAAGCTGTTTGTATTTGATATTATACTGCTTTAGTTTATCATAAACAATTTCAGCTGAGAATTGCCTTATAAGTTCATCTTCTAACTCTGAAGCTTCATCGCAAATTATAATGTTCTTACGTTTAACATGATTAGGTAGAGCTAAGAACATTTTATAATTTAATGCTGCAAACCGCGATAGCAGAGCATTATTACGTGCGGAATAATAACTGCATTTATTCTTCATCCAGCAGTCATCCTTGAGTGCAGAAGCAAATGTACAAGGTGCTAAATCTACCATAAAGTTATCATCAACCTCACAAACATAATTTGACTTACCCTTTAAAACATCTGTAGTATCAAATAGTGATAGGTATTGATCCTGCAGTGATTTTGTTATAGTAAGAACAAATGCACCAGATGGTGGTTCTGCTATACAATCCTCTTCATGTATAAATTGACCTGTAAAGTCTTGCTTGAACGCCTGATAACTTGTTATTAATTCTCTAAATGCGGAAGTAGGCTCATCAGAGATTTCACCAGCACTACGCGCAATTAAACTCTTTCCTGAGCCGGTAGGTGCACAACAAATAACGAATTTATTCTTCTCTAGACCTGCGTCTATCTTATCTAGTAGCTTTTCTTGCTGCCTAGTAGGTGTATATTCTTTTGGAAATAATGAACGTAAAGTACCTCGCACAACTCTAGTATATACTAGATACGCGAATTTACAACGAGCTTTTTATTAAAAAGTTTTGACACCTTTTGAAATTGGAGAGCACTAGCCATCCTTTGTATTT